ATGAACATGATTCTGCTTACGGGGCCAAGTTTGGAACCTGTTACGCTCGCGGAGATGAAGCTCTGGCTCAAAATTGACGGGTCGGAGGATGATAATGTGATCAATGCTTTGATCGTTTCGGCGCGCCTTTCGGTGGAGGCCGTGACCAAACGCATCTTGATCACGCAAAGCTGGCGTGTGGTGCTGGATGAATGGCGACAGGGCGGATTGATCCGGCTGCCGACGGGGCCGCTCCAATCGGTGACCGCGGCGCGGGTTTACGACGCGGCGGGTGCTGCAACAAGCGTCCCGGTCTCGACTTTTCTGGTTGATAATTCGAGCCGCTCGCCGCGCCTGATTGTGACGGGACCGGTGCCGTCACCGGGGCGGGTGATTGCGGGGATCGAGATTGATTGCACGCTGGGGTATGGGGCTTCGGGATCACTTGTTCCCGAGCCGCTTCGCTTGGCCATTCGTCTGTTGGCGACGTTCTGGTTCGAAAATCGGGGTGATGTTCCGATCAGCGGGGCGGCCAATTGGCCCGATGCGGTGCTGACGCTTTTGACGCCTTATGCGACGCGGAGGCTCTGATGGCGAAGATTTCCATCGGGGCGTTCCGCGCCCGGCTTGTGCTTGAAACGCCGGTCGAGACGACGGATTTGGCGGGTGGTGTCACCCGAAACTGGACACAGGCGGCGTCGATTTGGGGTGATGTTGCGACGCTGAGTGCTTCGCAGCGACAGGAAGCGCAGCAATTGGGGCAGACTTTGACGCATCGCGTGACGGTGCGGTGGCGGTCGCCGCTCGATACATCGATGCGGTTCAAGAAAGGCGCGCGGGTTTTCGCGATCCGGGGCGTTTACGACCCCGAGGATATGACGCGCCGTCTGGTGTGTCTTTGCGAGGAGATGCGGGCATGAACAGTCCCATTTTGGCGCTGCGGGCCGCAATACGCAGTATTCTGGTACTGGACACGACGCTGACCGGCCTGCTCGGCGGCGAGCGCATCTATGACGAGACACCGCGAACGGCGGAAACGCCCTATGTGACCTTTGCCGATGCGTCGGCGCGGGATTGGTCCGCGGGCGGGTCACGCGGTCACGAGCATGTTTTTGCACTGTCGGTCTGGTCGCGGCAGGGAGGTGATGCGGAGGCGCTGGGCATCGCCGCGCGGATTGCCTTCGTGCTCGACGGCACAAATCCGACGGTGAGCGGACATCGGGTCGTGTTGCTGCGGGTGACGGCCCATGAGGTCGGACGACCAACAAAAGACGGTTTGCGCCGCGCCTTGGTGCGGTTTCAGGCGCTTACCGAAGTCATCGTTTGATTTTGGAGAGGAGGGAGACATGGCGGCACAGGCAGGGAAAGATTTGTTGCTCAAGCTGGATGACGGATTGGGTGCATTCATCACGGTTGCGGGATTGAGAACCCGGCAGCTGACGTTCAACGCCGATAGCGTGGACATTACGAGCCAGGAATCGAGCGGGCGCTGGCGCGAATTGCTCGCGGGGGCGGGGATCAGGCGGGCGGGTGTGAGCGGGTCGGGTGTTTTTCGGGACGAGACATCGGACGCGCAGATGCGGCAGGTGTTTTTCGATGGCGTGATCCGCAATTGGCAGATCATCGTGCCGAGTTTCGGGATCGTGCAGGGGGCGTTTTTGATCACGGCACTCGATTACAAGGGCGATTATGCCGGCGGCGTGACGTTTGACGTGTCGCTGGAGAGTGCGGGCGCGCTGAGCTTCACGGTGATTTAGCGCCGCGTGTTCCGGAAATGATTGGCGAAAAAGGCGGAGTGTTATAGAATGTCGAGGCACAGGAGGCTCGATATGACAACGCGGAATATTACGCTGACGGCAAAGCAGGATGCGCTTGTTGACCAGATGATCCGTTCGGGTGCGTATGAAACTGCGAGCGAGGCGATCGGGGAAGCGTTGCTGGGCCTGCAACAAAGGCTGGAGGCTGACGAATCGCGTCGGGACCTGTTGAGATCCGAAATCAGAGCGGGCATTGATGCGCTTGATCGGGGTGCATTTACCGATGTATCTGACGAGGCGCTCGACGACGCGCTCGACGATCTGGCGCGTGCACGCGGCTAGGGGCGGCGGATAGTAACCCCTTCGGATGAATGAGGGGCGTCCTCTTTAACGGCTCTCGCGGCGGCGGTGTATTTTGTCGCGGACCAAGGCAGTGCTTTGCGGCACCGACCGACTGACCATGATCATTTTACGGACATCGCCGACACGCTTGCTCGTGTGCGGGAGCGGCGGTGCGAGGATTTATTACTCAAGGGAGAACTTTATGGCGAATGGGCGAAGGGGTGAGATCGAGGCGGAGATTGACGGGCGGCGGATGCGGTTGTGTCTGACGCTCGGGGCATTGGCGGAACTGGAACACGCATTCGAGGCGGATGATCTGCCGGGGTTGGGGCTCCGGTTTTCCGAAGGGAGGATTGCAGCGCGCGATCTGATGCGGATCATTGGTGCGGGATTGCGCGGTGGCGGCCAGGAAATCAGCGATGCGGAGGTGGGTGCTTTGACCATTGAGGGCGGGATTGAGGGGTGGATCAGACTTGTCTCCGCACTGTTCGAGATCACGTTTGGCGGGGCGGAGACGACCATTCCGCGCCCTCCAGTGCCGCAGGACGGGAGGCCGCTTCAGGCGGTCTGATCACGGTGCCGCGCGCTTTCCCCTGGGACGAGGTGATGGCGTTCGGACTTGGCGTTCTGCGGCTAAACCCAGAGGCGTTTTGGCGGATGACGCCGCGCGAATTCTGCGCGGCCTATGAGGGTGTGAACGGGAAGGCACCGCCGGGGCCGCTCGACCATGCAGCGCTTGCGGCGTTGATGTCGGCGTTTCCGGACGGGGATCAGGCCCGGTTTTCAGGCAATCAGAAAGAGGAGGTGAGGGATGCCTAATGGCTTTCATGAGGTAAGGTTTCCGCTCGCCGTGGCACTTGGCGGCAGCGGCGGACCGGAGCGGAAAACCGAGATTGTGACAACCGGCTCGGGGCGCGAGGAGCGCATTGCGCGCTGGGTGCATGCGAAGCGCAAATATGATGCGGGAACGGGGGTGAAAACGATTGCGGCGCTTGCCGAGATCGTGACGTTTTTCGAGGAGAGACGCGGGCGGCTTTTCGGCTTTCGCTGGCGCGACAGGCTCGACTGGAAATCCTGCGCGGTGACGGCGCAGGTTTCGGCGACTGATCAGGTGATCGGGACGGGAGACGGAACCAAGGCGGCGTTCCAGCTTGTCAAAACCTATGGCGGGGCGTTTGCGCCCTATGTGCGGCCGATCACGAAGCCGGTATCCGGCACGGTGAAATTCGCGGTGGCAGGTATTGCGAAGGTTTTGGGCGTGGATGCGGACGTGGATGTCGCGACCGGAATTCTGACGTTCAAGCCCGGGAAAATTCCGGCGAATGGCGCTGTGGTGACGGCGGGGTTCGAATTCGATGTGCCGGTGCGGTTCGATACCGATGTGTTCGAGGTGGATTTTGCGGCGTTTGTGGCGGGTGAAATTCCGAAAATCCCGCTGGTTGAAATCGTGCCCTGAGGCAAACAGATCAAGGAAAAACGAGATGCGGAATGTGCCAGAGGGATTTTCCGGCGCGGCGATGACGCTTGCCCGTTGCTGGCGGGTGACACGCAGTGACGGGACGGTGATGGGGTTTACCGATCATGATCGCGACCTCGCATTTGACGGTGTGGTGTTTCAGGCGGGGACGGGGCTCGAAGCTGCCGACATGGAAGCGACGCTCGGCTTTGCAGTCACGGGTGGCGACGTGGCGGGTGCGCTGGTCTCGCCGAGTCTCACGGAGGCGGAGATTGCGGGCGGGCGCTATGACGGCGCGCGGGTGGATGTGTGGCTTGTGGACTGGACCGCGCCGGAGCAGCGTTTGCTGATTGATAGCGGGGTTGTGGGTGAAATCAGGCGCGAGGGGCAGCGCTTTGTCGCCGAAATCCGGACTTTATCGCACAGGCTCGACGAGCGGCGCGGGCGGAGTTTTCGCAAATCCTGCTCGGCGGATCTGGGCGATGCGCGGTGCACGGTTTCGCTCATGGCGGCGGCCTACAGGTTCAGCGGAACGGTGACGGCGACCGACGGGCGCAGCTATATCGAGGCCGTGATGAGCGGCTTTAGCGATGGCTTGTTCACGGGCGGGAAGGTGACGTTTTCGTCGGGCGCCAACAAGGATCTCGCGATTGAAGTGCGGACGCATGCGCAGTCGGGGACGACGGGAGCGCTGACGCTCTGGCGACCGCCGGGCGCGACGATTGCGGCGGGGGATGCTTTTGTCGTGACGGCGGGGTGCGACAAGCAGATGGCGACGTGCCGGAACGTGTTCAACAATCTCAAAAATTTCCGCGGATTTCCGCATATGCCGGGCAATGATTTCGTGGTTCGCGCGGTCAGTGACGGCGAGGCGAATATGGATGGCGGGAGCTTTTTCCGATGAGCGCGCAGGATTTGAGCGGGGAGGATTGGCGGACGCGGATTATCGGGGAAGCGCGGGCATGGATCGGTACGCCGTACCGGCATCAGGCGTCGTTGAAAGGGGTCGGGTGCGATTGTCTCGGCCTTGTGCGCGGGGTTTGGCGGGCAGTGTATGGCGCGGAGCCGGAGGAGCCGGGGCCGTATCAGGCGGGGTGGGCGGAGGCTGCGGGTACGGAGACGTTGAGAGATGCGTCGCGGCGGCATTTGGACGAGATTTCGCTGGATTTGATGGCACCGGGCGATCTGCTGCTGTTCCGATGGCAGGCGCATTTGCCGGCAAAGCATCTCGGCATTCTGACGAAAGCGGACGCGATGGTGCACGCGCATGAGCGGGCGTCGGTGGCGGAGGTTCCGCTCGGGCTTTGGGCGCGGAAAATCGCGCATGTATTCAGATTTCCCGGTTGAAGGGATGAGGTGAGACGATGGCAACTTTGGTATTGCAGGCGGCGGGATCGGCGATTGGCGGATTTGTCGGCGGGCCGATGGGCGCGATGCTCGGGCGTGCGCTTGGCGGGCTTGCGGGGAATATGGTGGACCGCTCCATGCTTGCGGGCGAGCGGACGCGGGAGGGGCCGCGTCTGACGGAAATGTCGGGGCTGACCTCGACCGAGGGTGCGTCGATTCCGCGGGTTTACGGGCGGGTGCGGCTTGGCGGCGAGATCATCTGGGCGACGCGGTTTCAGGAAACGGTGATCACGAGAGAGGAAGGCGGCGGCAAGGGCGGGTTCGGCGGGTCGGGCGTGACGACGCGGACTTATGAATATAATGCGAATTTCGCGGTGGCGATTGCGGAAGGGCCGATCTCCTATGTGCGCAGGATCTGGGCGGACGGGGCGTTACTGGACCTGACGGCGTTCGCGATCCGGATTTACACGGGCGACGAGACGCAGCAGGCGGATCCGTTGATTGTGGCGAAGGAGGGGGCGGAGGCGGCGCCGGCCTATCGCGGTGTGGCTTATGTGGTGTTTGAGGGATTTCCGCTGAAAGCCTATGGCAACCGGATTCCGCAATTGTCCTTCGAGGTGGTGCGGGCGGTCGACGGTGTGAGGCAGGCGGTTCGGGCGATCACTGTGATCCCGGGGGCGGGGGAGTTTGTCTACGAGACGGCGGGCGTGACGCGTTCGGACGGGGCGGGTGCGACAATGAGCGAGAACCGGCATCAGCTTGTGGCAGCGAGTGATTGGGAGGCGTCGATTGCGCAATTGACGGCGTTGTGTCCGTCGCTCGGGTCGGTGTCCCTTGTGGTGAGCTGGTTCGGGGATGATTTGCGGGCGGGGACTTGCCGGATCGAGCCGCGGGTGGAAACGGCCGTGAAGATGACGAACGGCGCCACATGGCGCGTTGGCGGGATCGAGCGCGGGGCGGCGAAGGTGGTCTCGCTGAGTGACGGCAAGCCGGCCTATGGCGGGACGCCGTCCGACGCGTCGGTTTTGAAGGCGATTGCCGATTTGAAGGCGCGCGGGCTCAAGGTGACGCTCTATCCGTTCGCGATGATGGATATTGCGGCGGGCAATATGCTGCCTGATCCGTGGACCGGTTTGAACGGGCAGAAGGCCTATCCCTGGCGGGGGCGGATTACGTGCCATCCGGCACCGGGGCAGGCGGGGTCGCCCGACGGGACAGCGGCGGCGGCGACGCAGATTTCGGCGTTTTTCGGGACGGCGCAACCGAGCCATTTTCAAGTGGGTCAGGATACGGTGATCTATACGGGGCCAGCGGAGTGGAGCTGGCGGCGGATGATCCTGCATTATGCAAAACTGGCCGCAATGGCGGGCGGGGTGGATGCGTTCATCATCGGATCGGAGCTGATCGGGATTACGCGGGTCAGGAGTGGGGCGGGAACCTATCCGGCGGCGGCGGCGCTGGCCAGTCTGGCAAGCGATGTGAAAGCCGTGCTCGGTGCGGGGACGAAGCTGACTTATGCGGCGGACTGGACGGAGTATGGCGCGCATTCGCCGAGCACTGGCGAGGTGCGGTTTCCGCTTGATCCGCTCTGGGCGTCTCCGGCGATTGATGCGGTGGGGATCGATGCCTATTGGCCGATCTCCGACTGGCGGGACGGGCCGTTGCATCTCGATGCGGGCAGTGCGGGATCGGTTTATGACCGTGCCTATCTCAAGGCGCGGTTTGGCGCGGGCGAGGCGTATGAGTGGTATTATGCGTCGGCTGCGACGCGCAATAGCCAGACGCGG